TAATATAATTGATGTGGAACTTGTTGACCGTCTGGAAGACAAGATGAAACTCATTGAGTTGGCATTGACTATGGCATATGATGCCAAGGTGAATTATGCAGATGTGTTTTATCAAGTCCGAATGTGGGACAACATCATTTATAACTATTTAAAAAAGCGGAACATCGTCATCCCACCGAAGGAGAGATCCGACAAGGACGAAAAGTACGCAGGAGCATATGTCAAGGAACCGAAACCAGGACGCTATGATTGGGTTGTTAATTTTGACCTTAATAGCCTCTATCCTCACCTTATTATGCAATATAATATCTCACCCGAAACCCTCTGGGAGACTAGACATCCCAATGCGAGCGTTGAAGGGATCTTAAACAAAGAGACTGCTATTGATGGTGAGTTTGCTACTTGTGCTAATGGAGCACAGTATAGAAAGGACGTACAAGGGTTCTTGCCTTTGATGATGCAGAAGATGTATGACTCTAGGGTCATCTTCAAGAAGAAGATGATTGAGGCAAAGAAACAGTATGAGAAAACTCCTACTGTAGAACTGATGAACGAGATTGCTAGATGTAATAATATACAGATGGCAAAGAAGATCTCTTTGAACAGTGCTTATGGTGCTATTGGTAACGAACATTTTAGATATTATCGTCTTGCAAATGCTGAAGCAATCACATTATCAGGACAGGTTTCTATCAGGTGGATCGAGAATAAGATGAATTCTTATCTAAATAGACTACTTGAAACAGAAAAGGTTGATTACGTAATTGCATCTGACACTGACTCAATATATCTTAATCTCGGACCTCTTGTTACTAAATTTTTTAGTAATAAGTCTAGCGATAAGATTCGGATCGTGGAACTACTTGACAAGATCTGCAAAGATAAACTGGAACCGTTCATTGATGCCTCGTATCAGGAGCTTGCAACGTATGTATCGGCGTATGACCAAAAGATGATCATGAAACGAGAGAACATCGCTGATCGTGGTATTTGGACTGCTAAAAAGAGATACATATTAAATGTATGGGACTCAGAAGGAGTTAGATACAAAGAACCCAAGATGAAGATCATGGGATTGGAAACAGCGAGGTCTTCAACACCTCAATATTTTAGGGACAAGTTATATGCAGCTTTCAAGATCATTATCGGCAAAACAAATGATGAACTTATCTCTTTTGTCAATGATGTCCGAGCAGAAACCAGAGAGCGACCCTACGAGGAAGTTGCATTCCCTAGAGGTGTCAACAACCTTGAAAAATATCGCCACAGAACTGACATCTATACAGAAAGGACACCGATCCATGTAAGAGGTGCTTTACTATACAATCATTATGTTAAAAAACATAAGATAGAAAATAAACATCCTCTGATACAGGAGGGTGAGAAGATTAAGTTTATGTACCTTAAGACACCTAATCCAATACATGAAGATGTAATTAGTTTCTTTGGGGATCTCCCTGAAGAGTTTGGTCTTGAGAAATATGTTGACTATAAAACACAATTTGAGAAGAGTTTCTTGAATCCATTAATAAATGTGCTAGACTGTGTAGGTTGGACGCACGAGAAAAAAATCACACTAGGGAGTTTCTTTTAATGAGCAAAACAGTTTGGACTGTCACTTATCAGGATGCACAGGTGGAAGCACTTGAAGCAGAACAGATAAGAGTGTTTGAAGAAAAGATAACAGCAGAAGCTTATGCTAAGCTCTTGTCGAAAGACCATGACTATGTTAGAATGTACGAAAGTGAGGTAAATGAATGGCGACGTTCTTAGATAATGTAATTAAAGATAGTGGAAATGAATTTGCTAGCCTCGTCAGCGATGGAGTTGCTGCTGGAGATACATCCAGTTTTGTTGACACTGGTAGCTATATCTTCAATGCTGTCGTTAGTGGTTCTCTTTTCGGGGGAATCCCTTCTAATAAAGTCACAGCACTCGCAGGAGAGTCCTCAACAGGAAAGACTTTCTTTGCACTCAGTGTTGTACGTAACTTTCTTGATAACCATAGCAACGGTGGGGTTATTTACTTTGAGTCTGAATCTGCTTTATCAAAGGATATGATTGAGACTAGGGGAATTGATTCATCACGTATGGTTATATTTCCTGTTGCTACGATAGAAGAGTTTAGAACTCAAGCAACTAGAATCGTTGACAAGTATATGAAAGAACCAAAGGATCAGCGTCAACCATTGATGTTTGTCCTTGATAGTCTTGGTATGCTTAGTACATCAAAGGAAATGGATGACATTTCTAATGATAAACAGGTCAGAGATATGACCAAATCTCAGTTGATCAAGGGTGCATTCAGGGTATTGACCTTGAAACTAGGACAGGCAGGGATACCCATGCTTGTCACGAATCACACATATGATGTGATCGGATCCTATGTGCCAGCTAAAGAAATGGGCGGTGGTAGTGGACTAAAGTACGCTGCATCGACTATAATATACCTATCCAAATCGAAAGAGAAGGATGGTACTGAACTGGTGGGTAACATCATTAAGTGCGAAGCAAAAAAATCTAGATTTACACAGGAGGGTTCTAAAGTTGCTACCAGATTATTCTTTGACGAACGTGGACTTGACCGCTATTATGGACTCTTGGAGCTTGGTGAGAAGTACGGAGTATTCAATAGGGTGGGCAACCGTATCAAAATTGGTGGTGCTAATGTTTACCCTAAATCTATACTCTCTGATCCTACAAAATACTTCACAGAGGAAGTGATGGCAAAACTAGAGGAAGCAGCACGAACGGAATATAGTTATGGCAACTGAACGTATTGAATTAACAATACTTAGAAACTTATTATTCACAGAGGAGTACTACCGTAAAGTAGTACCCTTTCTTAAAGCTGATTACTTTCAAGAATATGATGAGAAAATAATCTTTGAAGAGATTCAAGATTTTTCTGGAAAGTATGACAAGGTTCCAACACAAGAAGTTCTTTTAATAAATCTACAGAATCGTACAGATCTTACAGAAGAATCCTTCAACAATGCTGTTGCAACTGTAAAGAGTTTAACTGATGAATGGGTTGACTTTGATTGGGTCTTAGATGCTACAGAAAAGTGGTGTCAAGACCGTGCTATATATTTGGCGTTGATGCAATCTATCAAGATTGCTGACGGTGGAGACAGCAAGTTAGACAAGGGTGCTATACCTAGTATCCTTCAGGATGCTTTAGCTGTCTCTTTTGATGAACACATCGGACATGATTACATTGAACAATCTAAAGATAGATATGAATTCTACCACAAGGTCGAGGAAAAAATTCCGTTTGATTTGGAAAAGTTTAACTATATTACGAAAGGTGGGATCCCTAACAAGACTCTTAATATCGCACTTGCTGGTACAGGTGTCGGGAAGTCTTTATTCATGTGCCACGTGGCTAGCTCCGTCTTGTTGCAAGGACGGAACGTACTATACATTACATGTGAAATGGCAGAGGAGAAAATTGCTGAACGAATTGATGCAAATCTTCTCAATGTAAATATAAGGGATATCCCAGAACTTCCAGAAGTTATATACAACTCCAAAGTCCAAGAGATTACTCGTAAGACTCAGGGTAAGTTGATTATAAAAGAGTACCCTACCGCATCTGCACATGCAGGTCATTTTAAGGCACTCTTATCTGATCTATCTTTAAAGAAAAGTTTCAAACCAGATATAATCTTTGTAGATTACTTAAATATATGTGCAAGCGTGAGGTATAAAGGTGCTATTGTTAACTCGTACACGTATGTTAAGGCGATTGCGGAGGAGCTTCGCGGTCTTGCTGTGGAACATAACTTACCTATTGTTTCAGCTACTCAAACTACTAGGAGTGGTTATGGCAATAGTGATCCAGATCTTACCGATACTTCTGAGTCTTTTGGTCTTCCTGCCACTGCTGATCTTATGTTTGCCCTTATTAGTACTGAGGAACTTGAACAACAAGGTAGGATTATGGTTAAACAACTCAAAAACAGGTACAACGACCCGACCTCATCTAGAAAGTTTATGGTAGGTATTGACAGATCGAAGATGAGGCTGTATGATGTTGCTGATAGTACATCTGTTATTGATGTAGAAGAAGAGGAGATGCCTCAGTTCTCTGAGACACAAAACCGATTATCTAAATTTGCTGAATGGAACGTATAAACTATGACTAATAATGTTGACTTTGATAAGTACTCTCATTTCGTGGATGCTGTCACAAGCGATAGTTCTAAGGATTTTGTCAGTCTTGCTGACCGTCTGGGTGAACTTGACAGACAAGGTGCAAATATTGAACGTCTTACCACTGCTGGTGTTGGGCTTGCTGCTGAGTCTGGTGAGTTTTTGGAGATCGTTAAAAAGATGGTATTTCAGGGAAAGCCTTGGAACAACGATAACAGAGAGCATCTTATTATTGAGTTGGGTGATGTTATGTGGTATGTGGCACAAGCTTGTATGGCTTTGGACATATCTTTTGATGAGGTGATTGAAGGTAATGTTAAAAAACTAGAGAAGAGATATCCTGGTGGATCATTTGATGTTCACTATTCAGAAAACCGTAAAAAAGGAGACCGCTAATGTTAACAACACAAGTAGAAGACTCATTAAGAGCAGCACAAGAACATCTAAGAGATGCTTTAGCATTTGCAGCACGTGGTGAGAAACCATATGTAGCAAAACATATTGCTACATTTTTAGCAGATGTTGATAACCTTATTGATGCACAAGATCTCATAGAAAATATGAGAGAATATATGGATGATAAAATTAAAGAGAGAGATGATAGCTAATGTTAAACCTCTCCTCTAAATAGTTAGACGAGAGGTT